CCCTAATCGGTAACGACAAGGTTTACAACCGCATCCAAGGCGGGGTGAACCAAGCGCACGAATACGCACGCCTTTGGAGCCGTATTGGTAAGCATGCGCCTATCAAGGGGAGCAGTAAGGCCGATATTAAAGCGATTGCGGGTGCTTGGGGCTTGGATACTGACGACAAAGATTTGATGACCGTACTTAATAGCATCGGCACCAAGGCAGGCGGCTTACGTGCGTTGACGCAGTATTTAAAACTTGCCGCTATCACCGCCAAAGCACAGGGCACGGCAATTACCTTAGATCTGATTTTAATCGCACAAAAACAAATGACCGGGGGGAACTGATGAAAACCTTAAAAACGGCGTTGATGTTGACCGCACTTTTAAGCGGTATCGCCCAAGCGCAAACGCCGATATGTGCCGACAACGATGAGACCTGTTGGCAAAAGGCGGCAAGCGCACAATGGCGCGAAGAATTTGGCGATGCGCCACCGCCCTTGACTGCCGAAGCCGAAAAAGAAGTACGCGCATGGCTCGCTAAACATTACCCAAACACTGATTTTGACAACCCATAGAGAGGAAAAATATGGAAAACCAAGAAAAACACATCCCGGCAGGTTATCGCGAAGATGCACGCGGTGCGCTTATCCCGGAGGCCTCGATTAAACCGATTGATAAAGAGCGAGACGAGTTGGTGCAAGCCATTGTGCGTAAAGCTGAAAATGTGCATGAGATTTTAAAAGGCTTTAAAAACGAAGCCTTTGGCGACATTGCCGCGTTTGTTGAGCTCTCTGCCGAGCAATATGGCGCAAAAACAGGCGGCAAAAAAGGAAACGTCACGCTTTATAGCTTTGACGGGCAATACAAGGTGCAACGAGCGGTCAGCGAAACATTGCAATTTGATGAGCGTATTCAGGGCGCAAAAAGCCTGATCGAAGAATGCTTACAAGATTGGACGGCAGGCAGTCGAGATGAGTTAAAAACCATTATTGACCGCGCTTTTGATGTTGACAAAGAAGGCAATCTCAATACTAACAAGATTTTAGCCTTGCGCCGTGTTGATATTAAAGACGACCGCTGGCGTCGAGCGATGGATGCTATTTCGGATAGCGTGCAGGTGATTGGCTCAAAAAGCTATAGCCGTGTTTAGAAACGCAGCGGAAACACCGACAAATACGCGCCAATCAGCTTAGATTTGGCGAGCATTTAGGACAAATTTAAACAGGATTGAACATGGAAACAAATTATAAAACACTCTCCAGTTTAGCCGTAGAAGTGGAACGTGCAGGCGATTTGAGTTATGCCGCAGCAGTTTGGGAAAAAGCCGCATTAGTGGCAAAAAATCCCAAAAACCAAAACTGGGCGGAATCTCGCAAAGCGTTTTGTCAGCATTGGTGGGCAAGAATGAAGAAAAAAGGGAAAAAAGAGACCGCAGTTAACGAGTAAAGCCCATTTACAGCGCATTTAAGCACGGTTTAAGTGCGCTGAATAATGAGTTTTAGCACAACAAACAAAGGAGCAAAAAATGGCTAAGTATCTCGTCAGACTCTACTGCACGGTAGAGGTGCCTGTAGAGGCAGAAAATATGCAACAAGCGATGGACGTTTGCGATCTGAATAATAATGACTTAAACCAAATGCCACATGTCATCACAGAAGTGTATGACGTTATTGAGATTGATCCTGTACTCTCCAAGGGAGATGAATACGATGATTGACAAAAATAAAAAGTCGCATGTGACCGTCCAATTGGCTCAAATAATTGAGCAGTTGGAAATGGCCAAGGAAATGTGGCAGGAAAATGATGATAAAGCGTGCTTGAAGCTGTTACAGGCGGCAAGTCGGGAAATTAGATGTGCGGCACGGAAGATTGTGCCGGTGTTGGAGTGAGTAGGAGTAAGTATGGCAGAGCTAACAATAGAAGACCTAAAAGTTGGGCATGTTTATTCGGCAAAACGCCCTCAAACATACGGATTCCAACGTTTATTGGGAGATAGACAAATCCTTTGGATTGGGATGATTTATGACAACAAAGAAGGGTTCGTTCAGGGGTTGCAATATGACAGCCCGTCAGTAAAAGATGGACGACATTATCCGAAAATTAGCGTAACCAAATTTTTAAAATGGGCAGAGGCTGACATCACAGAAATAATGCCTAAGGGCGAATGGAGAAAGGGGTAAATATGAAACCTGAATTTAGATATTTTAAATGTGCATTAACTGTTGAGCCGGTGAAATCACTTTATCAACAATGGCATATCGACCACGAAAAACGAAACAAAGAATTAGACACTATTTTTGACACTATCCCGTTTTATGAGTTTTGGCGCGGCAGTGAAAATAGCATCTCCGGCATTGTGTGTCATGTAGATAACCCCGAATTTGAAAAAATTAAAGGGGATAAAACCTATAAATTTGAAATGCTTGCCGGTGAGAAAGTGAATATTACCGGCAACAATCGCACCAAAGCCGGCAAGGCGTTTAACGCCAAAATCCAAGCCATTAGACAAATACTCGTGAAATACCCAAATTTTAATGATTTTATGATACGCGAGTTAGCGCTTAATTGTTGGGTACTTGCGAGCACCATGGCATATATCGCAGTGTGTGGTGTAGCAAACGATCACTTTATTGCGGAGATACCAGTTAAATCAGAAGGCTTTGGTGGTGATGACTTTCCGGCAATCCCGGAATGTTTAACGGAAATCAAACAGAGTGAATTTTTAGCATTGCAGGGGAAGTAGATAATGAGCAATGAAATAACCCAAAAAGTCCGCATGACAATCGAAGTCCAAATGGATGACTACCAACGTGACCAACTCGAAATATCAAAAAGCACACAAGTTTTAGGTGGCAATATTGTGCGGCTAGACTGGGAAGGTGGGGTGTTTGACGAAGTTGATGGCTATCGCAAATTGTTTGAAGCAGTTGATTCGAATCTGATGGGTATTGCATTTGACAATATGGAGGATGAGGCCTTTATAGGCGAATTACAACTAGCAATTAAGCGAGTTATTACGCCAATTATTAAAGCAAAACGCAAAGCAATTTTGGAGGGTGATGATGAGTAAAGACAAAAGCAGGTTGGATTTTATCCAAGACACAAAATTATGTGTTATTGGTGGTGATTATTTTACCGTTATTGATGCCGACACTGACGGCCAGGAATATCGTTATAAAAAAGCCGAGACAGTCCGCGAGGCTATAGATAATGCGATGAGTGAAATCGGTGTATCGCAAGGTGCAGAAAGCCATGGTTGGATTCAGTGTTCGGAGCGGTTGCCTGAAATATACCATACAGTTTTTAGTGGCATTGTCTCAAAAGATGTACTGCTATATGGCATACCATATAACGATGGCGAAGAAGAAATGCGAGTTTTTGTTGGATACATGACAGAAGACAACGAATTTCACACAGATGATATTGGTAAGTGTGATGTTGTTACTCACTGGCAACCATTACCAAAACCACCCATCGACTAAAACCCATTTACAGCCCACTCCTCCCCTAACCCATCTTTACAAAAGAGGGGGATTTAAGTGGGCTGAATAATGTGTTTTATTAACTAAAGGAGCAACAATGTTAAAAGAAAGCGATTTACTTGAAGATCATGATTATGTATCAAATAACGTAAAAATATATAAAGGCAATTTAGTAAGCTGGAGACGTATTTTTAAAGTTAATCGTGATAATGGAAGTGTGACATATTGTGAAATGAAATGGCTTAAAGATGGTTTAAAAGCGACATTGAAAACTATATCAATCAAAGCATTTTTAAAATGGGCTGTTGCTGATGTAACTAAGGGGACGAAGGAATGAAGCTATGTCGTTGCCCTATTTGCCACAGTGACATCCATTTGGATGCGCTGTTGGAAGATGATGCGGGGCGTGAGATGTTGGGCATTATTACCAATTTGCGCGGCGACAATGCCCGTGCGTTGGTGAGTTATATTGCCCTGTTTAGACCGGAAAAAGCGGCGTTATCCAACTCAAGAGCATTAAAATTAATGCAAGAAGTATTGGGGATGTATCAGCCGAGTCCGTTGTTGTCCCATGCGCTCACGGAAACCACCAATGGCGTCATGAAAAACCGCCGTGAAACCCGAAATATGGTCGCGTTAACCACTCATAACTACCTCAAAAAAGTTTATGAGGGGGCTAAGCCGTTATTTGCCGTGGTGCGAAATGAACAAGGCAAAAGTGCGGTGGAAAGTGCGGAAAAATTAGCAGAAGAAAAGCTGACAGATGCGATACAATATATCGAGCGCTATGCAGCCATTGGACAGCTTGAGTTTGTGAAACATACGCCGGAATATGCAATTTGGTTGGAGTGGAAAAATGATGCTAGATGTTAAATTAACGAAACCTAAACTTATCCAGCTCATCCATATTGCAAAAAGCAAGTTAAATATGGATGAGTTAAGTTATCGTGTTTTGTTGGATAACTTAACCGGCAAAACAAGCACGACCAAAATGACGGCTGGTGAGCTTTTAAAAGTGTACGAGGCCATGAAAGATAAGGGATTTAAACCACAAGTCCGAAAAGACAGCTCCCCGGTAACCGAGCGTGCGGTGGTGAAGTCCCGAATTACGCACAAAATCCGTGCAATTTGGATCCAAATGCACAAAGACGGGATTGTTAAAGACGGCTCGGAGCGCGCATTAAATCGGTTTATGCACAACACGCTATTTAATCCAAAGCACAGACGCCCGAATAATATAATTAAGCTCAATGTGCAAAGTTTGGATGACAGCGAAGCAACAAAACTGCTTGAGATTTTGAAAAGATGGCAACGGAGAGTACAAGCATGACAGACGAACAACACGATTTATTTGCTGATGATCATGAGATGGTCGGGCAGTTATTTGACAAGTTAGATCATATTCCGGATACCGAATTATCCAAGTCTTGGGAAAGTGTGTTAGTTAAATTGGTGCAGTTGATTAAATCGGAATTTAGCAGACAAGGGAAATCTTATGATGACAAAACCATTGAAAAAATAATCCTTGTCATATCGCACTATCTCGGCGGTCGTGCTATCTACCTGCCGCGTGCAGACAGACTAAAAGAAGCACTACGCGACTATGCTATCTATAATGATTTTAACGGTAGTAACGTGCGGGAATTAAGTGAGCGTTACGGCTTGTCTGAGCCACATACTTACGCTATCATCCGCAAACAACGTAACCTCATCAAAAAACGCTATCAACCTGAATTACCCTACCAAATTTAGTGATAGCCAATAAACCCGAATAGCTCCTTACTTTGTTTAAACTCCCTTTAACGTTTTAAAGGGAGTTTTTTTATGTCTTTACCCATCCACAAAATTGTGATCCATTGCGCCGCAACCCAAAACGGCAAATCTTTACGCACTGCCACACAGACTGCAGCTCAACGCATTGACGACTGGCACGAGAAGCGCGGGTTTAAACGTGACGCGGTAAAATGCAAACAATTTAACCCGCACTTACAACACATCGGCTACCACTTTGTGATTGATGTCGATGGCTCGGTGGAGACCGGACGCCAAGTTGGCGAGGTGGGCGCACACGTCAAAGGTCACAATCAACATTCTGTAGGCATTTGTTTGGTCGGCGGTATCACCAAAGCAGGCAAAAACCACGGCGAATACACCGAGGCGCAGTGGATTGCACTGCATAAACTCTTACGCAAACTTGAAAGCCAACATCCCAGTGCTCGCATTTGTGGACATCGTGCTTTAAGACCCACCCCCAAACAACTGCTACCACCA